CCAAACGTCGCTGTGTGCAACCAACTGAAGGTACTTGGTGTTCAGGAAATAAAACTTTCCTTCACCAGCCAACGTACCGTCAAATGTTACAGGACAGCCCTTGAACATGAGGTTCTGGAAACCTGCATCTGCTACCTCAGTATCGGTGTAGCGGATGTTCTGGTCCAGCAGAGCCTCATAGGCTTCGTACTGGTTTTGGCCTGTGATAGCAATGGTCGGCTGGTCATTACCAACTGAACAGTTGTTATACAGGGTCGCCATCGACGCAACAGTAATTGCTGCGCTGCCTTGATTGGTGACCGCAGACCTCCACCACGAGTTGTCCGCATCGGTAGCATCAATGCCACCGGGGGAACCCGTGGAACCGACCAGAGACGAAAGCCCCTCCATGTCCTTGCTGCTGTTTCCAGTACCGTTGCCGAAAAACATGGTGTTCATGTTCTCAATGATTGTTTCCTGCGTCTGGAAAATCTTGCCTTCCAGCAGGTCAATAATCTGAGCCTCACCGTTGTTCTTCGCTTCTTCGATACCGCTAATCGTCACAGTGGCCGCATACTGCTTCCAGTCATACTCAGCGGCAGAAATGCCAGTCTGAGCAGTCGTGGAAATAGTGTCCGTGCCGCTGTACGATCCAGCCGTGCTATTGGTTCCATAAATCACTGGAACCACAATCTTTGCACCACCCGAAATACGCCGAATCGTCTGACCGTTCGTCAACGCATAGAACAATGGCCTAGCGGTGAAGATGTTGTCAGTGAGTCTCGGGACGTAATTCTTTAAAGTAGTGGAAAGAATCTCATCAAAGTTGCTGTTACCAGCAGCCATAAATTCTTACCTCCATAATAGTTTACGTATGTTGCTTCTTGGCAAGGTTGAACGCTTCACGAAGCGACGACACCTTCTCAGGAGGGGACTTGTCAGACACTGCACCGCTTTGCCGAGAACCACCCGACTCCACAACAGCAGCATCACGCTTCGCCTCCAAACGATCCTGTTCCTGCTCCAACTTGGACGCCCTGCCTGCAACCTCGTCGTACCGCATATGTGTCAATGCGGCCTCCAAGTTGCCTATCTTGTGGGACATCGCGTGCTGTAACAGTTCTTGACCGTCAAAGTCGCCGTATCGCTTCTTTAAATCGTCAACCTGCTTTTCAACAACCTGTTTTCTACGCAAACGATCCTGTTGCGCAACCTTAGCCTCCAACTCATTGAGCCGCTTCTTGGTGGCTCCATCAGTATCCCAATCGTCCATATCGTCCGATTGTTCCACCACTGGTGCTTGTACCCCGAATGCGTCTCCGAGAGCCTTCAACGTCCCCGCTGGATCACTTTCCAACGCGGACGCAATAGCCTCAGCCTGCTGTAACCGTTTACGTTCGGATGCCAACTCCTGCGTCTTACGGGTGTAATCCGACTGTCGCTGATATCCGTCCCGAAGTTCCTGTAGACTGACCTCTTGATTGTCCCCGTCCACCGTCACAGTGTACGACTCATCAACAGGTTCCTCAGAAACCTCCACCGAAGACTCAGGATTGTCCACTTCCGTGGATTCCAACACATCTTCTGCCATTTTATTTTCTCCTTTGGAGTCCGTTAAAATTGGTTGCTCCTATACCATGGTGGAGTTTGTCCCACTCAAAAATTTGTGAGATCAAAACCCATCTGGCCTTGTAGTTGTGCCAACAACTCTGGCGGCACACCGCCCGTCGGGGCAAACGCCCCTTCCGGTCCTGCACCCACTTGTCCCGGTGGCAACATGGGAACCTGCGGGGGCGGCGGTGCCGCCCCTTCCGGTCCCGGTGCACCCTGCGGGGGTGGCTGCATAAGAAACTTGTCAGGATTCTTGATACCGAAGCCTTGCTGCAACACATGCTTCGCTAACGCAAACGGATCAATAACGGTTCCGACCAGCGGACCCAACGCGTTCAGCAACGACACAGCCTGCTGTTTCCGAATCGTGTCATTCATCGGCTGGGTAGAACCACCCTCCACCGCGAAATCATATTCACCCACAATGTCATCTCGGCTAAACGGTACAAACAACGAATCGCCACCCGGTGCAGCAACTCTTGCCATCTGCTCACCAGTCATGTACTGTTGCAACACTTGCAACACCCGGCGAGCAATCTGTGTAATCGACATTTCGATAATTGCCAGTTTGTCCGCTGCACGCGCATTCGCTGCATCAGCGATAATGGATGCTTCCGTCGCTGTGCGACGAATCTCAGGCATCTGCCCCCGTGCATATTCGTTGACACCAGACACCATGCTGATGTCTTCCTCAATGATTGCAGACATGTTATATATTTCGGGCGACAGCGGAATCTGCGGCATGGGGGCTACAACCTCGGATAGAGGCTTGTTCTCGTCCACAACCGGCACCAACCGGCCATCGTCGTCTGATTCCAACGCTTCACGCCCCGCAGGCCCAAACGACCGCTCATGGTACAAATATTTGCGGGCATACCGTTTACGGGCATTCATCATTTGGGAACGAGTCTTATCCAACTCTTCCTGCAACGACTCAATCGCTTCCAAGTCGCCCATCGGGTAGAAATAGTCGGGGATGTCGTAGTTGCGCAGCATCACAAACGGTTGACCATATGCGTACGGCATCGGCACCGGGTCCAACAAGAACTCGTCACCCTCCTTGGTGCACACCGACATTGTGTTATTGGGAATGTCATAGTATTCGTAGATGACTACACGTTCTTCGTCCCCCAAATACTCATCCGGGTTGTTAGCGTACGAATCGGGACGCATCGGGTCCACATACGAGTCTGCTTCCAAACGCCTCCGCACCGACGGCTTGAACCGTTTATCCTGTTGCACATCCTCCAACGGGCGCACAATACGTTGCGCAATCCACTGGATGTCTTCCATGCAGGTTGCTTCCGGGTCAACGATCACGTCAAACGGGGACACCCGTTCCGCAAACGGACGATCTTCCACGACAGCCATTTCAGAATGTGGTACACCCGCTATAATCTCGCTATCGGTAGGCAGCCCACCAGCAAGGTCAGGGTTTTCCATAGCGAAAACGTCTGCCTCAACCATCGCTTCCTGAGCCATAACGTCACGTTCCGGGTCAGACAGCGTTCTGTCTTGTTCAACGAACTTCCATCCGACCTTGATCCAGCCATGACCAAAGATGAGAAAGTCTTTCACCGCCCGTTTGAACGGGGACCTAAAGTCGTAATGCCGCCACAAATGGTTGATGACAGCCTCAACGAACACGGCACGCGTCTCGTCCTCCTGCTGATTCGGAGAAACAGTAATCTTCGGATGGTTAACCGACACCGATGGGGCGATAACGTTCACTGTCGAAAACGCTAGATTGACAGCGATCAAATCCTCGTTCATTGCCGTAGTCGAAGGCCAATGTTTCCCTCGGTACAAGTCCAACAAACGCCGCCACAAGTGGTCGTAGCCTAAATCCTCACGCCACCGCATCGACGCGTCAAGGCGCCGGTTAATGACCTCTAACTGTTCAGCGCGAGTTTTTCGTGGCATCCATCAAATCCAATGCGGGCTTCGTTCGGGCAACTTTTCTATACTTCGCCCCTGAGACTTTGCCTCCGCGTACACTTTCGCTTCGCGTTCGTTGTTCGTCAGATTCTGCTCGTCGGGCGGCAACTGAGATTGGTAACCCCGACCAATGTCGAATCGCACGCCAAGCAGTTTTTGACGCCACGACCACAAATCCCGTAATTCTACGTCCGGTAACGCTCCACGAAGACGAACCGTGTACTCACGGAATTCGTCATACGTGGCGTCCGGTGCAAGGACCGGCACCGTTAACCGGCGTTATGGCCGCGCAAACGAGGCTGCGGATGAACATTAGGCTCAACCTTGCCGGTGATCCCATGCTGATTGAACGGTGTTTCACGATCAGTGATTTCACCGTAGCCACCAGTCTGGCTCGCATACTTCGGGTCATCAAACCGCTGCTTGGGCGAATTCATGCCACCCGGCTTCCAAACCGGATTTGCAACTACGGAATCGCCGCGTTCCATCCGGTTATTTTTGCCAGTCGAACCATCGACCGTTGTCGAAGCACTCGTGTGTGCAACGTTCCTAGCCATCAAAAACCTCCTAATAGGTACCTATATACTATGATTAGACTGTCCCACGCACAGTCGAAGCCCCAATTTGCAACGCTTTTTCGCCCCGGTCATTCTTCGTAATCATTCGTGCAAACCAGTCCACCGTCCAATAATCGTCCGCCGCAGGCGCATATTCGGGCATAAACGCATACTGGCGCATCTCATTCGCCAACGCCAACGCCATCACCCGGTCATCATGCGGGGAACCATTCATCGACCCCCGCGAAGAACGCACATAGGTGCGTAATTCCGCCATCGTGTAACGATCAAAAATGTCTAATTCGCCGCCACGCAACGCCATACCCAAATCGTCAATCAACAACGGCTTCGTAGTCCTCGTCGTCTTCCAGCCAAACTCCTGCGACACCCTCGTCGTCGCCTGATTCAACGTCCGCTTCCTAAACAGATTCGGATACCCCAAATGACGCAACTGTGTAATAGTCGTCAAACCATGATTGTTTGACTCCACGCAACACAACGCATCCCGATACCACAAACCCAACATATAGATTTCGTGAGCGAGTGTATCCGGCGGGATATGTCCATGCCATACAGCGCACTGCTCCCCAGTGCGCACATCCAACACTTGCACACACGAATAGTCGCCGTGTATCAAACCCTCCGCCGTATCAACCCCCATGCAATACACATGGTTCGGAACAGGCTCAAGCCAAACTGTGAGCATCGCGTTTAAACTCCACAACTCTAGGCGTCAACTCTTGCAAAAACCCTAACATGCCGGGACGTATCCTCGCAGACATCTCCTCCAACACATCCAAGTCAAACACCGGGTTACCAGACTTGACAAACGCCTCCTCCGGCGTAGACGGATACTCCTGAGCCAACTGCCACGGCAACATCGAAGCCTGCTTATCCGCATACCAATCCTCATTACGGTCCCCCGTAGCAGACCACGGAAAAAACATTGACTCAAACTTGTTGGAACCCGTCTGAGCATTAACCCACAACTCGTGAAAAAAGTTGCCAGACCCATTCGCTGTAGACAAACCAATAATGCGGCCACCCACATCGGCAACAGGCTCAATAGACGCCCACGCCTCCTCAGGGTTCGGCAAAAACGCCCACTCATCCACAACCACCAACGTTGCAGACTCACCACGGGCCGGATCAGAAGCAGACGGCATCGACGTAATCAACGAACCATTCTCAAACCCCATCCGTTGCTGATGCTCCATAATCGAATCAGGGCCACGCGCCAACATCCACTCCGGCAAATACTTAAACCCATACTTGGTTTTACGCAACAACAACACCGCCTCGCGTTCCGTGCGAGACAAATCAATAATGTTTTGGTCATCGTGAAAAAACGCCAACCAAAACTGGTGCGCAGCAACCAACGTAGACCACCCAATCTGACGGGCCTTCAACGTCAACGAATACCTGTACTTACCCCAATGCTTAACAGCCTCCGCCTGTGCATCACGCAAATCAAACAACATGCGGCCATGCGCAGGATGCGCAATAAACCAATACTTGCGCAAAAAATATTGTTCGTCACGGACACAACGCCGCCACTCAGCCTCCTGCCGCAGTTCACC